ACACGAGACGCAACTCGTGTTTACACGGACTCCCCTTACTAAGAAGAGATATCTTCTTTTCAGTTATTTTCCGTCTTTGTAAATAGGGCTCTTCTTGTGGGTATTACCACCAGGCTTGTACTGTTATAGGTAGTTCACAGTATCTTCTAAACTTATCTGCGCCCATTCTTTCGAGAAGCTGGGTTTCATGTCCCAAGAGTTGAGAGTCATCTTTCCAGGTGTAAATCATTAATCTCCACCTTCTTGCATCAAGAGGAATTCTTTTGTCTAAGAGTTTAAAACCACTCTTGTACGTCCGTACTGCTGAGTTGATGATTTCTTTCCCTCGAGCGAATATTTTCTTTACGTCTCGATTTTTTATTGCTTCCCAACCATAGAACGCCATCCTCTTGATTCTACTTTCAGGACATATCAACTTACCAACTATCTCATCGAACGGTCTATCTCTAAAAATGTTTTTGTGGTTAGCACCTAGAAACCACTTCTCATTGAATCGAGTCTTCTCCATATTAACTAATACTCCGAAGTCTCTTTTCAATGCAGCTTTAATCCTTGGTAGAGAAATTTTCCTACCTACAGAAAAAATGCTATCGTCTCCTAGTACTAGTATTTTCCTAGGGTTAAGATCAAAACCTTCCTCTAATAATGCATAGTTCACGAGGAAGTAATTCACTATTGATCCGACCAACTGAGTGAAATAACTACCACTAGGGATTCCTTCCTTCTTCCCACTCCAGAGACAACCATCAGGCATAACGATTGGAGTATTCAAAAAGTAATCTACAATGAATTTCCAACCATACCTATCTCGATCATCTTTTGTGTAATATGTTGAAAGAATGGTGAAAGCTCTCAGGATTAATTCTTTTGGTATTGAAGAGTCGAACTTCGAGAAATCCAAATTATAGTCCTTTCCTTCTCCACCGATTCTGTTTCTAACGATAGCACCTAAAACTGGAGCCGTGTAAGCATATGGTAGATTTGGTACTGTACCAGGTTCAAGGCACCACTCAATAATAGGACGGGCGAAACGACTTTCTAGGATGGTCATCTCTAGTGGATATCCCCAAACCAGCCTAGTCTTACCTACCGCTTGAGTACGCACGTAGGCAGTACAAGGATTTGGTCTTCTACTTCCTGCGAGAATTTCTGCTTCTCTAGCGAAACCTTTTTCGAAATTCTCACCTTTTGGTCCTTCATAACATATTCCTGCTGATTTGCTAGGCTTGAGAGCTCTCATGACAGAATATACATCAGTCAGAGGTTTCAGCTCTTTTTTATATCTAGGCTTAGCAAATGCTTTGAACGCCTTAGTCCACGCTCTCTCGTAGTTATCTCCAGACGTGTTGATGGGTGTATCGCGATGATTGTAGACTGCGAGTCTGTCGAACAATCCACTTGGCTCATAGAGATTAGCTGGTCTAACTTCTCCAGGTTTGATTCCACATCTCCGAAGTTGTTCAACCATATGGTAGTCAACATACTCTTTCCTGTCGGCCTGAAGGTACTTACGACTATAGCTGGTGATGGAAGGACTTTTCCAAGGACCCAGACACTTGAAACCAGATTCCCTGAGTCGAGATTGGAGTATTGCCACTGACTCTTTTGTGTATCTACCTTTCTCATCAACAGGGAGTACAAGGTTCCCACCAACATCACGCTCATACTCAAAACTTTTGTTACTACCCACAATACGATCATCACCTTTTTTGAAAATCCCTCAATGTAAATCTCAAACATGATCAGGCGCTCACGAATTTGACCCACTGAGAATAGATTTAACCCCATGACTTTGCACTCCCCAACAGTAGCTGCTTAAGATACGCCTGATAACTTAAGCCTCTCACAAATGAAAGAAACTGATTGAGGTGGAATTAGTGCTGGAAGTACGCTG